CTCAGAACCATTAAAAAAGGTTATCTTACCTTCTATTGGATTATACTTATAGTGTTCATCTTTCTTTAAACCAAATGCAGGAAATACTTCTGATATTAAAGTTACAACTGTTGTTTTCTTTAAAGTAGTTAATTCATTTCTACAAAGTCCTACTCTTATTTGACTATATTCTAAACATTTAAGTGTAATCAATGATGCCATTAAGTAAGTCTTAGCTGCACCAACACCACCACCAAATAAAATTTCAGTAGTTTCTCTATCTTCAAATAGTTCAAATACTTCGTGTTGTTTCTGTGTAGGGGTAAATGTTATTTTCATATCTATTGTTCTATTTCATCTATATCATCTATTTCATCATAAGAAGATTCCTCTATTTGATGTGGTTTTATGTAATTAATGATTATACCTTTGTGTGTAACAGTTTCTTGAATTGGTGCGTATGCTCCTGTTACCTTTGCTAATTGGTCAAGTGCTTTCAAAGCTGCATTGTAATTAGAGGAATCTTTAGTTTTTTCTAAAATATCTTCTAATTCTTTTAAAATCTTATCTCTATTCATAATTATTTTATTATCCATTTTTTCATTAAGTTCCTTATTCCTAACATTTATTCTATGAATTACATAAGGATGGTTCATAATAGTAAACACACTATGTTTAAATTCTCCATTTGGTTTCTTTATTTTATAAGTCTTTCTGTATGCATCTGTAGCGTTACCTGATGATAAATAATGATTTACAAATATATCATACTTAACTTTTTGTGGTCTACTGTACAAACCAAATTGTTTTAAAACTGGATCTTTTGCTTTTGACATATTATTTTCCTTTTATTATATCTTTTATTTTTATAACATATAGTACTGGTAATAAAACTGGTAATATAATTGGTGCTATAATTGCAAATAATATTGCTTTTAATAGATTCTTTCCTTTAAATTTCATATTTTTCATAATTTTTATAATAATAATCTTTAACTTTTTTAAAATTGTTTCTTATTACACTGGGACATTTAGTACAAGAACCTTTTGTTTTAAAAATATGATGATAAACCTTGTATAATCTTAAAACTTTGTCTTTATTTATTTGAGTCCAAGTAACTATTTCTCTTAATTCGCTTATTAATTCTTTTTCTGTCATAACCATTTATAATTTTATATCTGTATTTATTAAATATCTGTCAATACAGTAACACACTAAACTAATAAAACCAGAAACTCCAAAGTTTCCAGTGTATATTAATGCAACCCAAAAACTGGTACACATAAAACAAGATATTATTTCTTGTAATATAGATAAATAGGAATTGGATAGAGTTTCTATAATACTTTTAATATGTATTATCATCCAAGCAATTCCTATAACTTCAATTATTTCATTTATCATAGTGTATTATAATATATAAGTTTATTTTTAATGTTTTCTATCTCACTTGCAAACACTACTAATATCTTATCAGTAGTTTTCTTAACTGTATGATAGATACTTGTTGTTGGAATATCAAGTAATTTAGAAAGTCCTCTATGTGTATTATTATCTTTGTAGTAATATTCAAATATCTTTGTTTCATAAAACCCTTTTGGATATTTCTTTAATTGTTTAGAAGATGTTTGTAAAGCAACATATTTATAAATATCTTCTAATAATTTACCAAAGTCTGAATCTATTTCTTCTAATAAAGTATTCTTAATAGTATTATCAACAGATGGTCTAAAGTCTAATTCTGATTTATATTCAGAACCAATTGGTTTTTTATAAGTATAATGAAATCTACTTGTTGCACTTTTTAAATTATTCTTAATAATAATATATACATAAGGCATCAACTCATTTGCATTATAAATTTTTAATAGTTTTTCTTCATCTTTACTTGACATAATTATAAATAAATCTTGATAGAAATCTTCAGCATCTCTTTTATTTGAAATCATCTTGTAAATGAACTTATTCATTAGTTCTGCTTTATTCTGTACTAACCATTTGAATATTAATTCCATATTTTATTTTATTTTATTTTTATTGCATCTTCTATTTTAAAATGTACTAATGCTTTTTCTACCATTCTATTATGATGCCCATTACCTGTTTTGGCAGTACTCTTTGGACAATTAAGTTTACTTGAAGTTGTTTTACATCTTGTCATATCAAATAACCACATACCATCTGTAAATGATACTAAAAATGCTGGTCTGATTACCATATCAACTAACTGACTGTCAATTGCTTTTTGAACTTCTTTGTTCATTCTATCCACTTTACCTTGTTCAAGAATAGTATCGGAATACCTTGTACTTGATACAGTTCTTGTTTTTACTTCACACAAATAAATAATCTTATTATCTAAACTAAATGTGAAATCGTAAGTGCTAAATGAATCATTTAATATTTTTCTAATCTTTACTTTGTCGCTTGTATGCTTATCAAAGTCTTTTATTGTGTCTAACTCTTTGTTTATGTGATATTTATAATCTTTCAATGTAATTACATTATTTTTAATTGATTTAGTTTTTAGAGTAATCAACTCTTTTTAAATTTTTAACCGCTTGTAATATTAAATATTCATATAATTCTTCTTGATTGAATATCTCTGGATGAGTTTCATTCAATACCAGTAAGTTTCTTAATTGACTTGTGAAATATTTTGGGTTCTTAAAATAAATATTCATAATTGTTTCTTTCTTTACCTTATTTAATCAATCCGATATTTTATAATACAAAATACATACATTTTCCTATATCTTTTATCTATAAGTCATATAAGCAATATCTATTAAAACATAAATCCCTACCAAATTAATGATAGGGATTAGAAGTATTTCTTTTAAGTTGTTATTTTTATTATTTATAATCATTCTAAATAAGAAATTATAAATTAAAAAAACCCTTACTAAATTAATAGCAAGGGGAAGTTAAAATAGTCCAAACATCACTAAAAACTACTTTTTATATTTTTTAAATAATATTGAAATGTGCAGAAATCTCCTCTTGAACCCAAGTGCATAACATTAACTAAATATTTTCTTGTTACATTATATTCTAAAGAGATTGAAAGTATATCTTTTTTTATAATTGTCTTTGTTGGTCTGTGATATAATTCTACTTCTTCAAGATGTCTAAGTGTTAAATTAGGAATATCTAATAACTCTTCTTTACCTCTCCATTTCATTGGTAATCTACCTTTTGTAATTTTACGTGTTGGTTTCTTAAAAAGATAGGCAATTTTTCTAAAATCTGCATCTTCATTTGTAATCAACATTTGCTTTTCTTTAAATCCATTAGTTACCCAAGTAAATTGGTCGTTATATAATCTTATTACCTCTTTTTCTTGTTCTGTGTAAGTATCTAAAATCTTTTCTGGTTGTAATAGAGATTCTAAGTCACTTTTACCTTTTAACTTCTTTAATTCTTTTAGTCTTTCTAAAATACAGACTTTACATTTCGCTGTAAGTCCATTCTTTCGTTGATTATTCTTAGTAAAAGAGGTAATAGGTTTCTTGTTGTTACATTTAGTGCATTCTATGGTCATAATTGTTATTTTATATGTTAAGTTATTTAATGTTTATTCTAATACCTGTCCTTAATTCTAATTCATTTTGTAATCTATTGGCAACTTCTCTACCATTGGTTCTTATAACAAGGATAGAATCGTGAATAGTAATGAAGAAGGAATCTCCTAATGTTTCACAAACTGCTTGAATACATTCTGCTTCTAAAGTCTGTAATCTATGATAAAGAAATGGATTTCCTTCTTGAAGTTTAAATGCTTTTGTATAGTTCTTTAAAGTATTCTTTTCTATTAGACCCTTTGATTTATCTTTTAGTTGTTTTGCTTCTTTGGTTTCTAATTTCTTGTAATTTTTTATAAATGCGAAAAGTTCTGGTAAAGTACATTCAAATACTTCTGCGAATCTCAGTGATTGAATTACATCGAACTTGTCATTTGATTTCCATTCTCTTGTCAAATATTTCATATCTTTAACCTTTGAGAATCTTGTAACACATTTTCCAAAGAATAAAGACAAAATAGATTTCTTAATGTAAGTTCTGATTGCTTTTTCAGATTCAAATATCTTCTTTATAAGCAAATAACTAACTGCTTGGTTATACATTGTATTAA